CCTTTTATGTGGGCAGGCTATGAATGGCAAACGAGCGAGCATGCATATCAAGCGGCAAAGTATTTTAACTCCAACAATGAGCAGTTCCTTAAGATACTAAAGGCATCCACTCCTGATGAAGCAAAGTTTCTAGGGCGAACAGGAGCCAATATCCGAGCGGACTGGGAATCGGCGAAGTACGCAGTTATGAAAGATGTCGTATGGGCTAAGTTTTCAAGTGATCAAGACTTAGGCCAACTTCTTTTAGATACCGGCGATGCCTACTTACAAGAAGGGACCTTTTGGGACGATGAGGTGTGGGGAGTTAATCTTGTCGGAACGAACCCTGACGGCTCTCAATACATAATCGCAGACCCTTTCGCTCGTCTGGGCAGGAATTGGCTAGGAACAATTCTTATGGAAGTACGCGCTCGCCTTTTGGCTGAAATGGTCATTGAAAATGCCTTTGAAGAACAACGTTTTGAGGAACTGATCGAAACCATGTTGGAGGAAGAAGGAGACTAGAACCTTTTATTCTGGGCCGAGAAGACACCCTTGGAGAAATCCGAGGGTGTCTTTATTTTTACGACCGCGTTTAGCACAAAACTTATGACGAGTGTGTTATTCTTCAAACACCGAATTTTTAGGGATGCGCCTACATTATGGCGCTAAGAACCCAAGCGGTGTAGGAGGCACAAATGGCAAAGGCACCCAAAATGGTTCGCCTTGCTGTAGATGAGACAAGCGGCGTGGATCACCCAGCACATCTTTCAGAAGGCTGGTTGGTAATGAAAAGCGCCGACGCTGAAGCAATTGAAGCGGTTATTGACTCGCTTACCGAAAGCGTTGTTAAAAATGACAACGATTCAATCACAGAGCAAACAAAGGAGGACTCAGTGTCCGACGAGAATAAGAACACCGAGGACGCCGTTGTAACTGAAGCAACTGCTAAGGCAGTAGCCGATCAAACAACTGAGTCACTCGCAAAGGCTAACGCTCGTATCATCGAACTCGAGGAAGAACTTGAGAAGATGAAACACCCCAAGAAAAAGCCAATGAAAATGGAAGACAAAATGGAAGATGAATCTGATGAAGATTACATGGCCCGTTTGCGATCCATGAAAAAGGAAGCACCAGCAGAAGTTGTAAAGGCAATTGAAAGCCTTGAGAAATCTGTATCTGATGCTAACGCACGAGCAGAAATGGCAGAAGCAACACTAAAGAAGGAACGCGATGAGCGTGCCGATGTTGATGCTATTGCTAAGGCAAAGAATTGGGCAAACCTTCCAATCGATGCGGAGAAGGTAGGTCCAGCACTTCGTCGCCTGTCTGTAATTGACGAAGAACTCGCGAAGTCACTTGAAGGCATTCTTAGTGCCGTCAATGAACAAGCAAAGACCGCAAACTTGTTTACAGAAATTGGTAAAGCCGTTGATAGCACTGCGACAGATGCATATTCACGTCTAACAGCACTTGCTAAGTCAGCAGTCGATTCAGGTATTGCCGGATCGTTTGAACAGGCTATGGCTGATGCAGCACTTGCTAATCAGGATCTGTACAAGCAGTATCTCTCAGAGAAAGGTGCCTAAACCGTGGCATACGAAATTAGTAATTACTGTGTAAAACTTACACTTGTTGCTGCCGCTGATTTATCAGCCAAGCAATATCAATTTGTTAAATTAAATGCGTCAGGTCAGGCGGCTGCTATTACTGCAATCACCGATGTCCCAGTAGGCGTTTTACAAAACGATCCAATCGCAGGAGCAGAAGCAGAAGTTCTTGTTTCAGGTGGTACAAAATTAGTTGCCGGAGAGGCTATTTCTCTACCAGCATTTCTAAGTGTTACTGCCGCCGGTAAAGCAGACAAGATCGCTGTAACTGACACCACTCAATTTGTTGTAGGTCAGGCCATAACTTCCGCAAGTGCTGCAGATGAAGTCATCACCGCAGTTGTTAACTGCGCCGCCCCAACAAGAGCGAATTAGGAGGCTAAAGAAAAATGCCACAACCAACTATGAACGACGTCCATGTTGATGCGATTTTGACTAATATCTCAGTCGCCTACTTGCAACGTCAAGAAAACTTTATCGCCGAAAAGGTATTCCCAGTAATTCCTGTCGATAAGAAATCCGATAAGTACTTCCAGTACACAAAGAACGACTGGTTCCGCGATGAGGCTCAACGCCGCGCCGATGGAACAGAGTCTGCAGGTAGCGGTTACAATCTAACAACCTCTACATACAGTACAGATGTCTTCGCCTTCCACAAGGACGTAGGCGATCAAACAATCGCAAACGCTGATGCTCCGTTGAACCCACTTCGCGAAGCAGCCGAGTTCGTAACACACAGAATCCTCCTACGCAAGGAATTACAGTTTGTTACTGACTTCTTCACAACAGGCATCTGGTCAGAAGATGTAACTGGCGTTGCTGGTACTCCTGGAGCAGGAGAAACTAAACAATGGTCTGATTACACTTCTTCCGATCCAATCGATAACATTGAAGAGGCAAAGCAAGAGATCCTCTCAAACACAGGTATGGAGGCAAACACTCTCATACTTGGCTACGAAGTATTCCGTCAATTAAAGAATCACCCAGACTTAGTTGACAGAATTAAGTACACCTCTTCACAGACAATCACAACTGACATGCTTGCAGCCATGTTCGATATCCCTCGAGTAATGGTTGCCAAAGCAGTAAAGGCAACAAACGTTGAAGGTGCCGCTGAGGCATACGACTTCGCTTATGGAAAGAAGGCTCTTCTTTGCCATGTTGCAACAAATCCAGGTCTTTTGACACCATCTGCTGGTTATACATTTAACTGGACTGGTGTTTCAGGAGGCATCGGAGCCACCATTGGAACTTCATCGTTCCGTATGGAAAGCCTCAAAGCCACTCGCGTTGAAGCAGAAATGGCATTCGATAACAAAGTAGTCGGAGCAGATCTAGGCTACTTCTGGACAGACATCGTCGCTTAATAAAAAAAAACAAAAAGGGGGGATGGACTACAAATCCTCCCCCCTCTTTACTTAAGGAGTAAGAATGGCACAAATTAACAGAATATCTCGCGGCGAAATATCAGTCGGTGGAATCATTGGTAGTACAGGCGATGTAACTTACGGATTAGATTTCGGAACTGCATCAGTTGATCCTGCTTCAATTGCAGCGACTACAAGAGGTTCAGTTACTTTCACCCTTACAGGTGCTAAGACAACCGACATCATTATCGTAAATCCACCATCAGATCTAAACGATGACTTGATCTTCGCAGGTGCGGCTATCACAGCGGCAGACACAGTATCAATTTATCTTTACAACCCAACTGGTTCAGCAATCAACGACACAGCAAGAACATTTTCTTATGTGTGGATTGACATGTCAGCCTAATGAAAGCCAAACTACTAAAACAAATGACTGTGGATGGTAAAACTATGCCACCAGGATCAGTTTTAGATGTTAGCGGGTGGCGCAACGTTAAAACTTTAGAGAGTTCACGCTATATTGCGTTCATCATTGAAAGTCAACCAAAAGAACCAAAAACAAAAGTCGCAGAAAAAGTAGTACGAGACATTACACTTAGTTAATTAGGTTGGGTGATTTTAGGATCACCCACTTAATTAAGAAAGGAACAGGTATGGCAATACAGCACGCAAGACCGACTGTCACAACTACAGCAAGCACGATTGTTGCAGGCACTAATGATCGTTCTGGTCAATCAGTTTTGATCCAAAACCCTAGCGCCGGTGCAACAGTTTATTTAGGCGGAACTGGAGTTACTTCATCTTCCTATGGCTACGCTCTTGCAGGAGGAAGTGATATTGCTATCGAAATGTCAGCCGGCGAATCTTTGTTGGCTATTACTGCTTCAGGTACGCAACAAATCAATGTTCTAAAGCAAGGCGCATAATGGCTATTTCAACTCGTGGAAGTTTTGTTTCGCAAGTACTCGTCGATAGTGCAGGTGATTTGTTTGTTGCTACTGCGGACAATACTGTGGCTAGACTTGCTGTTGGAAGCGACGGGACAATTCTCACTGCTAACTCAGCACAAGCAAGCGGAGTTTCTTGGACAGAGCCAACGACAGGACTTGATAGTTTCTTACTTTCCGGTATGTAAGGAGAAATCGTGGCTCTTACACCCGACCTCACTACAATTACACTTACTGGAACTTACGTAGATATACAAGGCAATCCAGTTTCAGGTTCAGTTCGTTTTACTCCTCAAACTATTATTAAGGATACCGACCAGAATCAAATTATTGTTAATCAGGCTTTGACTGCTACTCTCAATGCAACTGGTGAGTTTTCTATAGTCTTACCAATAACCGATGACACCGATGTAACGCCACAGCCATTCGCTTACGAAGTCGAAGAGATATTTACTGGCGGAAGAACCTTCTTTATTACTCTGCCAGTTGATACACCTGATCCTCAAGATATCGCCGACCTCGCTCCTGCCGTAACAACAGCAGAAGCCGCAAGTTTTGTTACACAAGCGCAATACAATACTTTGTTGGCAAGATACAACGCTGCCGACGCAGAGTATGATCAAATGACGGACACGGGTGCTAATTTAGATAACATTGAACTTTACGCAGACCAAGCCGAGACTGCTAATGTTGATACAAGTAAAGCAGCGTTGCATCAATTTGTACTGATGGGAATGTAAAATGCCAGAACCGTATGTAGAGATAGCAAGGCATACAACTGCGGCTGCCTTGATGACTGCCCTTGAAAACGCACTCGATACAATCGATGATGATACCGATTTAATTGTTGCCGATGTCAATGCCGCTTTAACTGCTCGTAATAGTGCAAGAGATTCTGCCAAAAGAGCCACCTTCGGAATGATGTTGGGTGGTGCGTAATGCCAATAGACGCTTCGGTAACTCAAGTGACTGTTACTGGAAACTTTGTTGATTTCTTGGGAACAGCGATAGCAGGTCAAGTCCAATTCACCCTTTCAGATATGCTCAGGAACTCGCTGGCGAATGAAATGGTCGTACCTTCAACTATTGCAGTTACTTTAGATTCAAATGGATCTTTTACGACCTCCCTACCAGCGACAGATGATAGCGACATTATCCCAACATTTAGTTATACAGTTGAAGAAGCCTTCCCAAGCGGAAGGACCTACACAATAACCTTACCTGCTGCGAGTGCAGGCGCTTTGGATCTGGCTGACATTTCTCCAGTTCCAACTATCAGCACGACTTATGTTGGACTAATAACCGAAGTGCCTTTCGCTGCGCTTGAAGCCTTAATAGCGACACTAGACGCACTCATTACTCAGGCAACAAACGAGTTCCCAAGTTCGGGTAATTATTGGGAGATCAATGCAAGTTTTTCGACATATACGGAAGTTAACAGCGCCTTTGCTACATACACCCTACTTAACTCTGGCACATACCCAGTATCTGGTAGCGATATGGCAGAGGAAGTTGCTCAAGCAGACGCGGCAAGAGTCGCGGCACAAGCCTCAGCAAACACTGCTTCTGCTGTTTTGAATGCTAGACTAAACCCACTACTGCTTATCGGAGGATAATAAATGGCAACAACCTACAAAGTGCTCGGACAATCGAATCCAGCCGCAACAACTCTAACCACGCTCTATACTGTTCCTGCATCAACCGAGACAGTAGTTTCAACAATAAGCGTAGCCAATCTTTCAGGCTCGGCTATTACTTACAGAATCGCGATCCGTATAAATGGTGCTTCAATCGCCAACTCTCAGTACTTGGCTTACGACACTTCGCTTGCGGCTAATAGCACAACTGCTTATACGCTCGGTATTACCCTTGACGCAACTGATGTCATTTCAGTTTTTGCTTCAGATGCCAATGCTGTTTTTCAAGCCTTCGGAAGTGAGATTGCATAATGGCAATAACTAAAAATGGTTCGCAACCACTTGCAGCAGATTTGACTTCTGCTGGAACAGCGACCCTGACCAATAAGACAATAAATCTGAGTGGCAATACGCTGACTGGAACCCTTGCTGAATTTAATACGGCGCTAAGCGGTGCTGATTTTGTTTCTCTTACTGGAACCGAAACCCTTACCAACAAGACTTTAACCTCACCAGTTTTGGGTGGTACGACTACAACTGCCTCGGGTAACTTAGTCGTTGAACCTGCGACATTTATTCTTGAAGTAAAAGGTGGCGGCTCAACTGTTGGGCAGATACAACTTAACTGTCCTGTAAACAGCCACGGACAAAAGATTGCTTCTCAGCCTCATGCTGCGTCAGCAACAAACACCTTGACTTTGCCTGGTGGCTCAACTATTGGAAATGATGACGCTACATTGGTATCCAATACGGGAACGCAGACTCTAACTAACAAGACTCTGACCAGCCCTTCGATTGGTACTTCAGCATCGTTCGCCGACCAAGCAGAGATTCGTTTCTTGGAAGCAACTGCTAACGGAGTTAATTATGTTGGATTCAAAGCACCATCTTCAATAACAACTAACTTGGTATTTACTTTGCCGTCAGGAGATGGCACAGCAAACCAAGTTCTACAAACAAATGGTTCAGGAACACTATCCTTTGCTACAAGCGGAGTTAGTGCAAACGACCAAGCCTTCGCTTTCGCCGTACAGGTGTTCGCCTAAAAACTAAGGAGAAATAAATGGCAACAACAGTAGATAGAATCCCATTATCGGGTTCAACAAATGGTAAGGGAATCAAGATTGCGGCAACTTCTTCTGCTGGCGATACGATCCATACCGCACAATCAGGAACAAGCACCTGCGATGTTGTAACAGTTTATGCTTACAACTCTTCTGGAAGCGCCGTAAACTTAACTCTGCAATGGGGTGGCACTACTTCTCCTGATGACGATATTAAGTTATCAATACCTGCAACATCAGGTCTGACTCTTGTATGTCCCGACCTTGTTCTTCGCAACTCTTTGGT